ACCATTTATTATTATAATAAATATATCTATTATTTGGATCTTCATATATTTGTTTAATAATTAAAGCATAGTCTTTATCAGCTTTTGCTATTGTAATATCTTCTGATACTGTTAATAAATTATTAATTTTTTCAAATATATCAGCCTAATCAATAAAATAAGAAACAATCCAATAAACACCATTTTTAACTGGATTTGTGATTTCATCAAGAGACTCATAATGCTCATCTTCTATTACAACATATTCATTATCGCCAACCTTGCTGACATCTTCACCAGTAAATTCTTCTAAATGCGTCCCACAAAAATACAATCCTTCAATAGTGGCTTCATCATCCTATAATTGCAAATATCCATTTGCTAAGACATGGCGGTTAAAGTTTGTATTTTCAGAATCTTTGACATATACAACAGTGCCTTCAGGAGCTTCTATTTTCACTCCACTAATATCGAGCAGCCGCTGATAATATTTAGTATAATCAAATGAATATCTATTATAAATTTTTTCCATAAGAGAGTCATATGGTTCAAATGTTCCATATAACTGTCCTGCTTTATGGTAATAGTAAGATGTGTTCACTATTCTTGAAACATTTTCACTTTCCTTTATGTTTGCAAGATAATCAATTGTTGCGGTGGCTGGATATTTAAATTTTAAATCTGTAACAGAAGTATTTGGATCTGTTAATTCAAACAGCCCACTTGGACCAATAATCATTTCAACATTATTAATTATTACAATATATCCAAGTGTGGCATCCTCACCTATTTCAGACTGATCATCCGCCTTAACTAGCTATCCATCTTTTTCAATAATAACATATGGCTATGATTCCATTTGTATTCTTAACCATTTTAAGCTAGTCACCTAACTAACAAACTGTTCATCTGTTGGCGGATATTTTGGACTTATTGTACTGGTTAATAAGTTTCCATCAGAAGATTGATATGAACCTTGAATCTGGCCTATGGTGTCATATGTATATGAAATATTTTTTGAATAGCTTCCAACATCTTGAATACCATATTTATCATAATTATCAATAGTAGCATCATCAATTTCAACTGCAGTTGCGGTGAAAGAATATAATCGCCGCCCTAAGGATTCAACAGGTTGAAAATCAATATTCATTAATTTAACTAATATATTTCCTTCTGTTGTTGAGCGGAATAGTTTTGCATTATGAGCATAAAGAAAATCATAAACTTTTTCTCTAAATTCTCTTTCATATATATAATCATTATATTCATTGATTCGGTTCTAACTATTATAATTATCATATAATGATTGAGTATCTTTATAAATCTATGCTTTTGAGGTAAAAGCTTTTATTTCATTTTCATCATAATGGAATTCCCCATCATAAAAATGAGGATCATACCAATCAGTGGTATCAATAAAAGAGCTAATTAATCCGCCAATAGGGAAACTTCTAAAGTAGTTTGCTCCGTTGCGTTTTATAAATGGGAATTTAGAACCAATAGTCACCTGTTGAGATTCGGTAACATTATATTTAAATTCATTTAAAGAGGGATTTAATTGAATTTTTAATTGACAATTATCTCTTGTTAAAAAGATATCATCTAATAAGCACATCACGGGCGCGTCTATTTGAATAATAGTGCCGCGGTCACCGCGTGTGTTGCGTCTTTGAGCGCAGTATTTATACCAAACGCCGCTTTCAATGGTTGTATCATACCAAGTATAATCTAACTTAGTTCCCTCTGTAAAAGCAATTGTTTTAATATCTTCCCATTTATGAAAATTAGATTCAGAAGAAGTTCTTCTAATAGTTACGTTCCCAATAAATTTTTTATCATCTTTAGAAACAATACTAACCTTAATTCTTCCATTGTCCGCATCAACTTCCGCGGTAATGTCTGCATTAAGTTTATCAATTTCTTCATACTGAATAATAGTAAAATTATAATTAATTGTTTCTGTATATAAATTATTGGTAGTGTAGGTAAAAACTAAAACATAATTAACACCATCTAATAACCCATATGAAATTTCATAATTAAATTCATTCGGGTTATATGGATTTGTAAAAACGTCCCCAGTATCAACCAAAACAGTATCCATATCATTAGCCTAATATATTTTTATATTATAGCTTTTTAAATACTCACTTTCTATTGTATTATTTTCTAAGTAAGTCATTTCACCAATAATATCAAACATTGGGCTTGCTAATACTGTTTCTTGGCTTCCATCAGAGTCGTCAAACCCTCTAATGTAAATATGCGGCTGCTCGATCCCTCTGATTAAACAGACTCTCGACCATTCAGAAAAATATTGCATGTTTTCATAAAGCCAAGTAGCCAGTTCAGTTCCGTTAGAAGGGGGATCTGCCGCAGCCGTTGAAGTAAATCTTAATTGTACTTTATAAAATTGATTTAAACCAAATTCTCCCTATTCCAAGTCTGCTGGATTAATCTATACATAATAATTATAATCGCCTTTTGCCTATGGATCATAAATCATATTAGCAATTTTTATTCCAGAAGGATAATCACTAACTTTTAAAGCAGAGGCATTATTACGCTGATTTATTAAAGAAATTTGAACATTTTTTATATCTGTTGCAGAATCATAAATAGAAAGAGAAAAATAAACTTTACAAGTTTTTGTTCTTATAAATGCAGGTAATGTATCCTGAACCAACGGCGGATATATATTTGCTGTTATCGCCATTCTCTTTCTCTCCTTTTATCACTTTTTGTATTTAATGCTAATTATCTTCATTATCTTGTGCAGCTTGCTTTGGCAGCGCTCGAAGCTCATCCATAAAACCTTCAATAAATGAATTGCCGCCTTCGTCTGCATAGTGTTGATATCGTCTTTCTAAACAGTCAAGACTAAAATCATCGATCCATCCTACTTGATAACAAAAATAATGATGCTCTCTTGTTATATAAGATTTTATAGCATCTTTGTCTGAATCTATTAACATATCTATTTTAGCTGATAAATCTTTTAAAATTTTATCAGTTGCCTGTTGATTTGCTTCTAATGTTGCCATAACTTCGCTGCCATGTTGCAACCGACGTTCTAAATCTTCTTTTTCATTCATTTTAGAATGTTCTTTATTGAATGTTTTCTTCATGCGGTCTCCTAACCAATCATAAAAAGAAAATAAACTTTTTATTGCTAAAGCTAAAAAGATAGTAAACATAAGAATATCAGACAAGGAATAGTGCTAAAGTAATTCTATCATTGCTAAACCCCCTAAAGATTTCTCTTACTAAATATATATTAAAAATATGGCAGACTACTTATCTATTTTTGTCCAAAAACAAAAGGTCGAATATTTAAAAAATATTCGACCCAAAACCAAAAGAAAGGGAGTGAAGCAAATGAACTTCTAACAATACTATTCTCGTCAAACGGGCCCTGCAGGAATCGAACCTGCCCGTACTGGGTCAAAGCCAGTTGTGCTACCACTACGCTAAGGGCCTATGGTATACCGATAGGAACAAAAAATATTTTCCTTGACATCACGCTCGGTATCACACGATTTAGACCACATATCTCCTGATCAAGAGCCATATAGATTTCTATATGGAACGTCTGGGTAGAGAGATTTGAACTCCCGACTTTGCGGTCCCAAGCCGCACGCTCTACCAAACTGAGCCATACCCAGAAAAACGCGGTCACAAGGATTCGAACCTTGGAAGCGTTTATCGCGCTTGCGACCTTAGCAGGATCGTGCAATCAGCCACTCTGCCATGACCGCATAAAAACCAGTTCCTCACAACTCGGAGCCACTGGAAAGCCTGGAGGTCTAGCTAGAAAACATTACTTAACATGGTGCGCAGTTCTCATGGGATGCGTGCTAAGTTATAAAATGCACTTTACTTCGCTTTCTTGGGTATAGCGTTGTCCGCTCTTTCATGCCACATACTCAATACAACTCCCAAAGGGTCGAATTACATGATCGGTGGTAGTTTAAGTGCTAAATCCGTGTTCACGCTGGTTTTAACGTCTTCATCGGTGGTAGTTTAAATGCTAAATCCGTGTTAACGCTGATTTTAACGTCTTCTCTGACAAATGCGGGCGGTGGGACTCGAACCCACACGGACTCGTCCAGAGGATTTTAAGTCCTCAGCGTCTGCCATTCCGCCACGCCCGCGGATTTTTAAAGCAAGCCTCCTGACGGATTTGAACCGCCGTACAGTGATTACAAGTCACTAGTCCTGCCGCTAGACGAAAGAGGCATATAATGGGTCAGGGTGGTGTCGAGCCACCTATTCCCAAAGGGAAACGGGTTTACAGCCCGCCGGATTTGCCGATTTCCTACTAACCCATATAATTGCGGAGGTGGGACTCGAACCCACGATCTCTGACGCATGAGGACAGCGAGATGACCACTTCTCTACTCCGCGATGAATTCAGGGTCGCCCCTGAATATTTTGTTTAGTTTTCTTCAAAAACAGACTCCAAATCACCTGTAGCTTCGATTCCCGCATAAATATAATGATTAAAATCATTAGAAAATTTATTAGAAGAATCGGTGTACTTAAACTCTTCAATCATATTACGAAAAACTCGAAGAGTGTCTGCCGCAAATTGAAGCTCTTCAATGAAATCGTCCATATCTGCAAAATTGGACTCAATGTCATCAACCGCTTGCAACTTCTCGTCAAGAGGATTATTTGCTTGCATAATCAGCTCGCAACGTTTTTCGTCTGCCTTCCGAACTTCTTTCATGTGATTGATTTTATCTTCAAACCCATGAATAATATCTAATAGATCGTTGGAAGTCAAAGCCGCAATCTTCTCATAAGGGCAACGGGCTTGCATTGCTTGATACATTTCAGAGCTTCTAGAATAGCTGCCAAGAGGAGCAAATGAATCATTGACTCTCAAATAAAAATTCACATAAGAACTCATAGCTTTTACCTTCCTTTCTTTTTTCTATAGATATTATAACAAAATTTTTATAAAAAATCAAATGTAGTTACTTTCCGCGCCATCTATTTAACCATCTTAGCTTCTTTAAGCAGCTGCCTAACGAGGAATCGGGTTACTTCCTCCCTGGCGGTTGGCTTTCACTCACCACATTTGATAAGTACGGCGACTGGGATTCGAACCCAGGATCTGTGGTTTTAGAGACCACGGTGTTTAGCCGCTCCACTACCGCCGCATATATAAAGTCTTTATTCACTTTATATATATATTATAACAAAAATTTTTTAAAAAATCAAAAAGTTTTACAGAAATTCTTTTAAAAGATTCGCTCGTCGCGGATTCCGCAATTTTCGTAGAGCAGATGTTTCAATCTGTCGAATTCGTTCTCTACTTAGACCAAGCGCCTTGCCAATTTCATCAAGGGTTTCCGCACGCTCTTGACCAATTCCAAACCTACGTTTGATAACCACTTTTTCGCGGTCGTTAAGGGTATCAAGAATGCCTCGAATTGCGGCAGTACAATCATTTTCTTCAATAGTAGAGAAAGCAAGCGGGGTAGTTTTATCTTCAATAAACGATCCCACTGTAGTATCTTCGTCGTCTCCAATTACAATATCAAGAGAGGTGGTATCTTTTTCCCAGATACGAACTTCTTTAATTTTATCGACGTCAACATTTAAAATTGCGGCAAGCTCTTTATTATTGGGGACGCGCCCATACTTCTGTTCAAAGATTCGCTCTGCCTTTTTAATATTGCTAATTAATTCAACAATATGTGCGGGAATGCGAATATTGCGGGTTTGTTCCATGATGGCACGAGAAATAGACTGCTTAATCCAATATGTTGCATAGGTAGAAAATTTAAATCCTTTATTTACATCATATTTATCAACCGCCTTAATTAAGCCTAAATTTCCCTCCTGAATTAGATCTAAAAGAGAAAGTCCTCTTCCCATATATTTTTTAGCAATAGAAACAACCAGCCTTAAATTATGATTAATAAGTGCGGTTTTTGCTTCTTGACTTCCTTCTGAGGCTGCTTTTGCTAACTCAATTTCTTTTTCTTTTGTTAAAAGAGAAAACTTACCAATCTCTTTTAAATATGTTTTAATTGAATTTGTAACAACTGTGGCATCTGTGATGGTTTTATCTTTGTCGTCAAAATTATTAAAAGCCGTATTTTCTACCACAATAAAAACCTCTTTCTTTTTTAATATATTATATTATAATATATTTTTTTAAAAAAGTCAAATAGTGCGTACTGGAGTCGGACCAGTATTAGCGGTTTATAAGACCGCCGTTCTAACCACTGAACTAACGCACCTCAGCGGGGACGGTAGGATTTGAACCCACGGGCCCTTGCGGGCTCACTAGTTTTCAAGACTAGCTCCTTAAGCCACTCGGACACATCCCCAAGAGCGCTTGCCCTAACAGTTATTTATAGGGGCCCTGGTTTGGCAAGCCCTACTCTGCCCCTTGTTCGGTATTTAAAAACAGATTATATTAGGCGCCTCAAATCTGGTATTACCCTACCGAGCCTTTCTCACCATGGTTTTCTAGAAAGGTCTGCCGCCTAAGTTCCTATATATCAAGCACAACAATAATTTTTGCGCCGTGCTTCTTTGTTTACATATGAGCAAAATGCTTTTGCATCTTTCTCTTTTGAGAAATAAAAAGCTAAATAATCAGTCGGAGCATGATAATAAACTTGTTCTGCATGAAAAGTATTAATTAAAAGATCTATATACTCTTCAACAGAAAGCTCTAAAATCCGCATGGGAGTATACCATTTAGCAGATTTCCCACTTAAGTTTTTAACATCATTAACGTACCAGCGACCTGATAACTCCCAATAGGTCATTTGATAAAGATGCACTCCTGCTCCCATATTTTTATCTCCTTACAGGCCAAGTTTTTCTAACAACGCGGTCAGCCGCTCTTTCTCTTCCTGAGTCGGTTCCTGAGGAACCTTCTCATTCGTCACTGTGGGTTTTACATCTGCGGTTGCCGCATCTTCAGCAAAAGCTGATTCAGACTCATTCTCAACCGCGGTTTTAGCTGCTGTTAAAGTAACCTTAATCTGTAAAGTTTGACCATCTTCAACGCCATTAATTCGGATTTCTTTGCCATCATTATATAGAAAACTACCAGGAAATGTTGCAAGAATTTTTTCTGCAATCTCTTGCTTTAAAATTGCACCCTTTGCTGCCATCTTTAACTCCTTTTATAAAATATCGGGTGTGCAGTTGTAAGGCGGTCTCAACCCAGCCCTTACTTAATCACACGCATCCTTAATGGATTTCACAACTTTTGACTGCTCTCTTCTCGCGCTTCATATCGAAGGAGCCATGGGTTAGGTCCCATAGTGTTCCATTATTTTAGGCTTTATTTTCTTCTCGACTTTTAATGCTTGTCTACCGATATGCTCTTTGTTCTTTATTATATATATATTATATCAAAAAAATTTTAAAAAATCAATTTTTCTTCTTAGCTTTTCGTACTACAATCTTACTTTCTTTAAGAGCATCTGCCGCACCAATGAAACGATCACAAATAGCACAGCTTCCTTGCTTATACATACACCGCTTGCCGCATTTGCTTCTAATTGCGCCAAAGCTATTTAATAAATATTTATTATCTAAATTGTCCTTAAAAGATGGAATAATTTCATTTAGTTTACCAAACCATTGCTCTTGCTTATATATTTTAAACAAAACACGCTGACTTTTATCATCTGCGATCAATTCAAATACATCTACAAAAGTAGAGTAAATAGAAATATCATCTGGTCTAATAAAAAAGGTTTTAATACTTGGGGTTTCTGGAAAGCTAGATTGACATATATTTGGAAAAACTCTTACTTTAATATTGTTGTCATGTAATATTGTACTAACTTTATCAAGAGAAAAACCTAACTATTCACAAATATACATATCAGTTGGTTTATATTTTAATAACCCATGTAATTGATCAATCGTTGAAACTAGATTAGTAAAAAAGAATGGAATATTATATTCCTGCGCTCTTGATAAATATTCTTTATTATTAAAGTTAAAAATAATTTTAATATTATTATACTTTTGATATAAACCACTTAATAATTGTGCGTCAATTTCTTCAAAAGAATCAGAAACATCAATTATAATAGTTTTATCTTTATAGGTCTATAAAAAATCTTCTAAGGTGCGGTCGGCGGGCCTGTATTTAATTTTTAGCTAATCCGCCTCTTGAAGATATTTCTAAAATGGATAATAATTTAAACAAAACATTTAATTCTCCTACGCAAATGAGGGGAGACGTCTTATCTCCCCTTTATTGCTTTTTATTTTTATGAATTACTCTTCAACGGCGTCATCTTCAGTAGCGAGACGATAAGCCATGCGCTTGCCGCCCTCAACCTTTACTGCTTCCTTCACAACCGTGCCAGCCTTAACAAGCTTGCCAAGACGAGCGGTAACCTTATTACGAGTAACTTCCTCATCATTGAGCGCCGCAACGATCTCATCAACAGTGATCGGATCTTCGCCAATCTCTGCAAGAATCGCATCGGTCATAGCGTCAGACTCAAGACGTTTCTTCTCTGCGCGCTCTGCCGCAGCGACCTTACGCTTCTCAAGAACTTCAACCTGCTTGTCAATGAAATCAACAAGCTCGTCTCGGAGAGCCTCGTCCTCGACTGCCGCAACGACCATCTCGCGAAGTTCTGCAAAATACATAGCCTTGGTTTTCTTAGTGGTGTTTTCCATAGTAAATTCTCCTTTTATCTCTTGTGGTGTTTTTTCATCTTACATATTTATTATACAAAAAATTTTTTGATTTTTCAAGGGGCGATCCCCTTTTCCGCATTTAGCGGATACTAGCATTGATATATCTGATTTCTCGGTCTGAAAGCTCGGAGCTACACAGCCCATACTTATTTAAAATTTGCTCAAGGTCAATTTCACAGCCATAGGGGGTATTGTTGATATCCTTAATGACGGCATTGATTTTTCCTGCGCGGGTGGGGAGAAGCCCTTCGGCTTCCGCATAAAACATTAATTCTGAGAATTTCATTGTTATCACTCTTTGTTCATCTGAAAATTCACATGGTGATCTCTCTTTGCAGCTTCAAAATCCAGCACCAGTCCTTCAACAATGGGCCTAAGCATCTGAATTTCTTCAATGTTGCATTCGCCATAGTACTTATTTAGTTGATCAATAGCATCAGCAAAAGACGATGCGGGGACTACCCCAGTTCGTACTTCTTCTACGCAATCAATTTCATCCCAGTACATGATTGCATATTCATAATACCAAAAATCATCCATAAAACAATTCCCTTCCTTTCTTTTTTCTATAAATATTATATCAAAATTTTTATTAAAAATCAAAAGACGATCTTGATTTTAAGCTAAAAAGTTTGAATAATCTAGAATTGCGGGGGCTTCGTTTTCACGGTATCCATAATTGCCGCCATGCATGTCTTCTAGGATATCGAGATCAATGTTGTTGCAGTATGACAAGAAACTTTTTACTTTTGACTCTCCATACCAGTCAAGACAGTTAGCAATCCATTCTGAATCCATATAAAAATGTTCTTCATCATCCCATTTTTTTGCTAAATCAAGTGATGCCTGAGAAGGTCTTGGAGTCTGATAAAGATCATTCTCAGAAGTTATTTTCTCCTGAATAAAGACTCTTACTCCATCTATTGTTTTATAAAAGGTGGTTTCCGCAACAAAGCAATCCAATTGATTATCTTTTAACTTTTTATATTTTTCGTATTCCGCCAAACAATAGTCAGAAGAGTCTGAGCCTGAGGCCCAGGCAAAAGGTCTCCAAACCCCATCCTCATAAGAGCCATTAAACGGGATTTTGATAACAACATCTTTAAGTAGATCAGAAACAATTACAATTTTGGACATACCAAAACAAACGGATGCGTCAGAATCAATATCATGAACAGCCTCTTCGAACTCAGAAAGGCAATAAGGCTCATCCTCAATAGTTGTGTCTTCAGTATGAATTAACATACCAAATTTTTTAGGAAGCGGGAAAATTGCTTCCAAAAACTTATCTACTAATTCATGATTAAATTCCATTTCAACACCCTCTTTATTTTTTATCTTATAAATATATTATATTATATTTTTATAAAAAAATCAATGGGAGATCTTTGTCTCCCATTATTCTGTGATTTTTTTAACTACGCATCTGGTTAGATAGGTGTTTTTAACTCCCATATATTCATCAAAGTTCTTAATGGTTCCAGTAAGATCTACGGTGTCTCCAACCGCAAGATCAAGATCACATTTGGAGGTCATCCACACAAAAACATAGTCTTCTGAAGTGAAGGTATACACAGAAGTATATCCATAAGCGCCCTCAAAACCGCGGATGCTGGCTACTTTTGCGGTAATATTGCGGATTCGCTCTTTTTCTGCGGCGGGGTAAAATTTAGAAGTGGACGGGCCTTTGAGTTCTGCCAACCGCCGCGTCACAATATTCTTTGCATCCTCCTTAAACTGCGCCCATTTTGTCTGCGGATTATAGTCATAAAGCTCATCAAAACTCATTTCACAAAGACTATATCCTTCAGGAAGGTCGACCGTATGAGAGAAGAACCATTTAAGGGTGGGATCAAACCGAGCACCAAGATTTTTTAGCTCATCTTTGATTGCAAAAGTGTCATCGCCATAAACAAGATAGGCTTTTTCATCTTCACCAAAACCAAGCTTTAAAGCGACTTCGTGCTTATATTTTGCGGCATTCTCAACGAGATCGCGAGCTTTTGCTTCTCGTTCAGCCGCTTTCTTTGCTCGTGCCCGCTCATTTGCAGCCTGCATACGGGTATATTCTTTTTCAGTATAAGCACGGACTTTCTGAACTGCGATACCAGTCCCTTGACATCCGTAGCAACGAGTTCCATCCATCTGGTTGTAAGAAAAATGGCCAGACCCGCCGCAACGAGGGCACACGCCGCGTACCTTTACATAGAGCCGGCCCTGTTCATTTTTAAACGGCTCTCCAATGATTTCCATGTTCTTATAGGAATCCGCCACAAAAATCTTCTCCATATCTCATCGCCATCCTTTCTTTATCTTATGTATATATTATATCAAAAATTTTAAAAAAAATAAAGCTGCAGATCTGCAGCTTTAATTATCAACCCGTTTTTCCCAAGCTTCAATAGCAAGATCAATAGTAGAATATGGACGTGTACGAGCAAAGCAATCAAAACATTCGATAATATAGAAATGATCTTTTTTATTATCAGGACAAAACATTCTAAATTCATAAGTTACATCCATGCGGCCTGCGCGCCCGCCGCAAAATGGACAACGTTTTAATTCAATCTCCATCAACTTTTCTCCTTTCTCCATATGAGCAGTAATCATCTAGTTGATATAACCCGATTCCCAGATTACAGTAAGTATTACCACTTTTTCGATTAAGACTGTTGTGCTTGCAGTCCTTGCACCTGATGATTTCAGACTATGCGGGCGGTAATGCTTTCAAAATATCTATGCACCATTGCTTAATCTCAGCCATTGCAGCTGTTCCGTTGCGCTCAAGTCGTGTACCTTCTATATATATCGCATTAATCGCTGTCTGTCTGTCAATCGGATCCATTGGCTTTCCTCCTTATACCATAAGCACAGAAATAATTTTGTGGCGGATCAAAATAAATGCCTTCGTCATCGCCATAAAGATTTCGATAAATTGCATCGCAGTAATGCTCATTATTGTTGAGCTCCTCGTAATAAACGCAGTCTTTACATCTAACGACTTCAATAGCATCGATGGCTGAAAACCTTTTGAGCAAATCAACAACATCATTATCGCTATATCGTTTTTCATTGGGGTTTGTCAAATGCCCCGCATCAACGAAGTCAATCGCCGCTTGTCGATTAATTAGATCCATATTTCATCTCCTTTGCATTCCCACAGTTGGGGCAGAAATTATATAATGGTCGTCCATCCTCTACTCGATAACCGCAAGTATCGCAAAACCAATAGTCGTATATTATACCTACCACAGCCGTCCCAATATATTCACGGCTTTCTTCTATATGTGGTATCCACTTACCTTTTTTCTGTTCTGGTTGTGCTGATGGTAGTGCAGATAATTGACTCACGGCAAAATCAATTCCGTCATTATATCCGATCTCATATTCGGTGCACCATCCCTTCTCGTCAACCTTTGCACCGTAAAACGCATCAATCGCCGCTCGTCTGCTTATAGTATCATTCTTCATTATGTTTTCTCCTTTTAATTTTCTATTAATATTATAAAATATTTTTTATAAAAAATCAATAGGAGAGTAATAGGTTTGACAAAAGAGAAAAAATATTGTATAATATAAATAGAATTATATGAACAGGAGAAGTAATATGAATAGAGAAGATTTTGAAAATATGTTAAAAGAAAACGTTTTCGTAGCCGTTTATCCAAAGGATAAAACGAAGGCTTCCGCCCAAAAGATAGCGGATATGCTTGATGCGGCTGTTGCTATTGCATCTTTTGAAGACGAAAATGGCGATTTAGCGTGGGGCGTTTTAATTGACAAGAGACTAGAGAAAAGTGGTTTCAAAGAAGCATGATAGTAAGTTGTGCAATGGCGCAATGCCCTTATCATGATAACAGGGGCTTTTGCGCTAAAAAGGGTGTTGTGAATATTGATGGGATGGGTATGTGTAGTGTTTTATGGAAAAACGGACAACAACGTTTTTTAGACAGTCCGTTTACAATAGAGAAATATCCAAGAGAAGAACTAATGATAGTGGATGTTGCGGCGTCCGAGGTTAGTGACATCATAGAATCTAAAGAGGGGGAGGAAGGGGACAGCCGGTTAGAAAATCCGCAAAACGGCGACCCCGCGTAATTTATGGAAGAAACCGCATTTTTGTTTATTATTAATATGTTATTTAATATTGGCGTCATTGCTTATGTAACCTTACGATGCTCCGCACTTGAAGAGAGGATTGAGAGACTTAAGTTTACTATTAGTAAAGAGCGGACTAAATGGCATTATTTAGAGGCCGTTAAAGATTACCATAAAAATGAATTTTAGTAGCAAATGGAGGACGATGGAAAATGAATAGGGCTGAACGCAGACGAATGATGAAGAAAAATCCGCATTATCGAAAAATGATTAAAAGAACTGCGAAAAAAGCTATCCAAGATCTTGAAGAGAGTTTCAAGAAGAAATGGAGGGAAAACGATGAAAACGGAGTAGAAAAAGAGAATCGAAACGAGTCAGAATGAGATAATTTCAAGCGTAGAAAAATTAGATGTAAAAAGCGGCGATGTGTTGTTATTTAATGTAAGAACCGATGAAGATGGAATTCCGCTGATTGATTTAGATGTTGTATCGCAAACCGCAGAAATGTTAGGTGAGATATTAGAGGAAAAGGGTGTAATAGGATTATTTATGTTAGACAAAATTTGCCTTTTTTCTATTGAAAATTACAATGGGGCGATAAAGAGACTGGAAGATACAATTTCTTACATTCAAGAGGCAATAGATAAAGTCAGAGATATTGAAAATGGAAACTCCAAAGAACATTTTGTGACTATTGATGTTAGAGAAGGAAAACTATATGGATAGAATTAAAGTTTTTGTTTTTATTGTTGTATTTGCGGCAGCCGCATTAATGATGCGGA